CCCCGCACATTGAGACGGGCTGCGGCGTCGTTGAGCAGTTCCCGAACGCGCGCGATGTGCGCCTTCGTGGTCTCTCGCGCCTTCATCCGAGCATCGTTCATGTCGTGCCAGTCCAGTTCTTCTTGCGACATCATGCCTGCTCGTCCTCCTGCGGTTTCAGCACCAGCGGCAGCAGCACCCGGGCGACGCCGAGGACTGCCACCGCGATCAGCAGGTAGCTGATCCACTCGGCCGGGAAGATCGGCGCCGCCTTGTCGGCCACGTCAGTCAGGACGCCCTCGGCCGCAGTCACGGCGACCACGATGCCCGCGCCCTGCTTCGCCGCATCAGCCACCGGAGTCGGCTGGACCTCGGGGGCGAAGCGGTCGTTGACCGAGCGCGTCGGCCAGTAGCGCCCGGTCGAGCCCGCCCAGTGTGCAGGCGTCTCGCGCGCGTCGATGTGCGTGAAGCCCAGGTCGGGATACTCCCCGATGCCCTTGAATCCGATCTCGCGCGCCGCCGCCATGAACGCCTGCGGGTCGTGGTTGTCCATCCGCACGTCGAAGGCGATCCCCTCCATGTGCTTCGACCGGGCCGCGCCACCGACCGCCCGGTTGTGCTCGGGAGAGCGATAGCCCGAGTTGACGATCATCGGCTTGCCGATCCGGTCGCGGAGGGCCTGCAGCATGTCCATCGCGCGCGGGTCCACCAGCAGCTTGCCGGTGCCACGGCAGGCGATCTCCTCGGGCGAGAAGGACGGCCAGTGCCAGGCCTCGGACGGCACGTCGCGCCAGTGGGCATACAGGGTCTTGCCAGTCATTCCTTGACCTCCGGGGCTACGAGTTGCTCGACCTGCCGCTGCAGGTCCTCGATGATGATGCTCTGCTGCTCGACGATGCTCTCGATCGACGCCGGGCCCAGACCGTTGTGGACGCGGAAGCGCGCCTCAGGCTGGTCGATCACGAAGGTCTCCTCCGGGCAGGCGTAGGACAGCTCCACGATCAGGTCGTACTGCCCGACCGGCAGGCTGGTGGTGTCGTATTCGACATCGAAGAACTCGGTGTCGGTGGGGCCGCCGGAGTAGGTGCGATCCGGCAGATCATAGGTGCGGCCGTCCTGGTCGATTGCTGACCGGAAGGACGTGACCGGGCAGTCATCGCGCAGCTTGTCCCGATAGACGCGGACCAGCAGGCGCTCTCCGACGTGCAGGGGGCTGTTCAGCGCCTCCACGCGGTCGAAGATCACGGGCGGGCCACTCGGAGCGCGCCACTGTGCGACCTGGGTCCAGACCGTGCTGGCGAGGATCAGCACGACACTCACCGCCCAGACCCACAAGTGCCACCCCATCGCCTCCTTGACCTTGGCCGGCGGTGTCATTTCAGGGCCTCCCCCATGCGGATGATGATGTGCGCGAGCCCCTCCCCGATGACGCTCCATGCCGCTGCCAGGGCCAGGATCACGGACGCGGGCACCTTGAGCCATGCCAACCGGCGCCCCGCGTTCTGCCAGAACAGGCGCGTGTCGGCGGCTTCGATCAGCGCGACCTTCTGCGCGTCGCTCAGGTCATCCCAGTGGGGCGGCGGTCTGTCAGTCATGGGGTTCCCTTCGGCACGCACAGTTTCACTTCGCCCCTCTGGGCCAGATCGGTTGCCGGAATCGGGTCGAGGAAGTCGCCCGGCCCGTAGATGCCGCGGTCGAAGGCGTCGAGCAGCGCGCGCCGGATCGACGGGCTGGACAGATCGGCCATGGCGATCGTCGCCTGATAGGCCTTGATCTCGATGCCGCCGAACGACGAGCTCGCGGCATGGACATGGAAATTCACCGTCGGGCAGAAGCAGGCTTTCGGGTGCCCGGACCAGATCACCGCCGCGCTCACCATGTCCTCGCAGAACACGACACCGCCCAGGTCCAGCGCATCCTCATAGGCCGCGATCTCGACCGCCACGACGCCCCCGTTGTGCGGCTCCGCCAGCAGCAGCCAGCTTCCAGCCACCGCTGCGGCGATTGCGCCGGCGAGCTTCGCCTGAGTCGGGAAGCGCGGCCGAGGCATCTATTCCCCCGGGACCAACAGGCTCACCCCCGCGAGCGTGAGGATCGGGCCGAGAACCGGGTCGGTGGTCAGGACGCCGTGCGACGCCCAGAGCCGAAAGATCAGCGACGGTAGGGACACCGCGCTCTGCCCTTGCGGCGGATGGATCAGCGCCTCGGGGTCGCCCTCGGGATCGCCGAGGGTCATTCCCGCCGCCAGTGCGCGCAGCCGGGCCGCGAAGCCCGCGTCAACAGGCAAAGCGGCGGCGATCACGGCGTCTAGCGTAGCAAGCGGATCGACCGGATTGCCCCGGTTGTCCACGCGGATCGGGTAGAGCCGCCGGGCGTCGGCTTCCGGCTTGTTCGTGACCTCGCCTGCCTCGTCGTATGCAGGGGCGGTGACCCACGCGATCTGCCCCGGCCCGATCTGCGCGCCCGGCACACCGGACACCGTGCAAGGCGCGGCAAGCTGCGGCGGGTCCGCGTCGGGAAGCCACAAGCCGAAGGCGGTGAAGGCGGTCAGGACGGCCTCGGGCGTCCCGGCGATGGTCTCAACAATGACTCCGGTCATGCGTCCACAAGCTCCCCCTGTTCGGTAGAGGTCAGCACTCGGCTGAACACCGCGATTGCGTGAATGTCGCCCGCGTCAGCGTCCCCGCCGTTCCAGCCGTTTGTGCCGATGGTCAGGCGGGCAAAGTCATCGACCGCACCGACCGCATTGGCCGCAGGGGCAGTCACCCCTTCGGCCTTGCCGGTCATCTCGGAAGCCGAGCGCGAGACGACGAGTTTCTGGCGGTCGCCCGTCGCAACGGAGCCGTCAAGCGTCGAGGCGTCATCTGTGGACGCGACAACCGTGTTTGCCTCCAGCGTGTTTCCTGCGGTCTGCCGAACCTCCAAGAACCGCTCGGTGGAAGCCGTGCTGTCCCTGTGAAGCGCGGCGGCAAATTGAACCACCCCCAGCGCCCGGACAGTCCGATCCACGACCAGGGCGGCCTCGCTCGACTGGACCTGCCGCACGGCGTTGATGGTGATGGAGCCTGCGGCCTGAGTGTTTCCGGCGCGAAGCTGACACACGACACCACCGCTGACCGTGAATTGGCGCTTAACGGTGCGTGTGTTGGGAGAGGTCAGGCCCAAGGCTACCTGAACAACGCCAGCGGGGCTGCGAAACTCAATGCCCCCATCGGTTCGAGCCAATGTTACATCGACCTCGACAACATCGCCATCCGAGAGGCCCAGCGGCGCGGCCAACAGGGACACGATCTCCGCAGCCGATCCCGCGCTCAGGGTCAGCACGTTCCCGCTGACCGAGAAGCGGCCCTCTCCCGTGCTGCTCTCCCACGGCGACCCGCTCGACCCGATGGCCCCGATCTGCCCCAGCGCCGAATAGACGTTCGCCCCCAGCGGCATGAACTCGTTTGCCGCGCGCTCGATCTTCTGCGCGGCGTGGACGGTCTGGCCGCCTTCCAGCACCGGCATGAAGGGGTATTCGGACGCGCCCTGTGCAAACTGAGCAGCATAGCCGATGATCGTTTCACCCGTGACCGCACTGTGCGGGCCGAAACCTACCTCACACGTCCCGGTGAAATTGGGAACGAAGGTGAACACCAGCTTACGGACGGAACCCGACCATACCGTGTCGCTTACTACAGCCATCGGTCCGGCAGCGCCGCCAAAGGTCCACGATCCGCCGACGGCCGCGTAAAGAGTGGAACTGGTCGCGCCAGACACGTTTCGGCAGTCCACATATGCCCGACCGGACGTTCCCGCTGCGTAGTAGAGAACCCCAACGTAAGTCTGCCCGCTGGTGACAGTCTTGCCGACTACGAAATTGCAGCGGTTCCACGTCGCGCCGGTGCCGGTAACAGTCAGGCCGGGCCACCGTTCGCCTACACCCATAACGTAGTCGGTTCGATCCGCCTTCGTCGAACCGGAGATAAGCACGCTTGCCGCAGTCAGCGTGCTGGCCGTGACCAACTCACCGCGCTCCCCGCCCGTCACGAACCGCCGAGGCTTGCCGGTGTCCGGGTCATACTCGACGCCGACGCCCCACCACGGGCCGGTGCGCTTGGGCAGCGTGACATTCGTGAAGCCGCCGAGGTTCTGCATCGGCCAGATACCTGCCAGCGAGGTGATCCGGCCCCAGCAGTTTTTCGGGTTCCACGCCGCCTTCGTGCCGGTGCCCTGACCGATGCGGAAGTCCACACGCGAAGCGTTGCCTGTCAGTGTATGCTCGACGCTCAGCGTCTCGCCTTCTGCGGCGATGGTGAGGACCGTGAACGAGGCACCCCCGGTATCGGTGTTGACTTCGAGCCGGACCGTGTCGCCGGGAGAGACACCGTAGGCGTCAACTTCCATCTTGACTGTGGTCCCTGATGCAATGGGGGCGGTCCAACGGCAGAAGATGTAGTTGCCGCTGCCCGAGCATCCACTGACGCTCTCATAACCTCCAACACCGGTTCCAGCGGCGGTCCAGTTGGAAAAGTCGTCGTCTCCGGTCAGGCTGTGCAGCGCGATCTCATACCCGCCAGACGCCCCGATAAAAGGACGCGCCGGGCCGGTTGCCGCGTTTGCGAGGACAGCGTTGGGGTCGGCGTAGAGGGCTTCCCCGTTCCCGAAACCTTGGTCCCCCTTGTAGGCGAAGACCCCGTGCTCATCGCAGTTGACGAACAGGGCCAGATCGGGGTCGTCCAGCACCGGGTTCGCCGCGATCTTGGACATGAAGGCCAGCGCAGCGTCGCTCAGGTACGACTCGAAGGCCCCTGCGAAGGCACCCCGGCGGCGGCGGTTCAGGAGAAGGGGGAGGTTCATCAGGCGGCCTCTTCTACGTGCTGGTTTGGGTGGGCCAGGTGACGCTGTGCGGGAAGCCCGGCTGATCGGTCACGTCCCGCAGTGCCTGGCGGTAGGTCAGCAGATCCGGGGTGCAGCGCGGGTTGTCGGGCAGCGCCTGCCAGTCGGTCTTGGCGAGGCGAATGTCGCGCTCCGCACGGACCTCGGCGGCCAGATCGCGCTCGGGGGCGGAGTACGGCTCTACGCCACCCGCGGCCTCGATCGCCGCGAAGAGCGCGGCGGCGTCATATCCGGCCCCTGCATCATCACGGGCCACGGTCGTCGGAAGCCACTCCCCGCCAACCAGAACCTCGCAGTCAATATGGCCTTGTGCCGTGTATTTCGGGTTGCGGAACTGCATCATGCCGTCCTCTTCAATAGCCAAAGCCACTGGGTATATTCGTTGCTGAAATAGGTGTAGGAGACCGACGTGGCCCCCATGACGCGCCACGTCCCAGTCAGGCCCCAAGTGCTACCTGAGTAGGTCGATCCGATGGCGTAAGGGTTCCCGGTACCGTTCCCATATTGGATTGTCATCAGCCTCATCTGCCCGATTTCATCGAGCGCGCGGGCGGCGTAGGCATCTGAAACATTGGCGGCGGTCATCTGCTCGCCACTGTCGATCTGGGCGGTGCCGACGGTGTTAAGCGTGGCGAGGCTGCCAAGCCCCAGCGTGCTCCGTTGCGCCGCCGCATTCGCGTCATCCAGCAGCGCCCGACCTGCCGCAGTCAGGTCGAAGAGCGCCGCCGTGTTGGCCGCTGTGGTGTAGAGGCCCTTGTTGGCCGCGAAGGTCAGCCCGGACAGGCTGGATAGGTTCGGGTTGTAGGCCTGCACATCAACACCGATCCGCAGGCCAAGCAGAACGCGCGCGGCTGCGGCATCCACAGCAGCGATCAGGGAGCGCCCGAAGGACGTGAGCGTTGCCAGCGCCATGGCTGCGGCGCCCGTGAAGTATGCGATCCGGTCGGCCACACCGGTCAGGCCAGCAAGCGCGGACAGGTTGCCGTTCGACTGTTGCACCCCGAGGTCCGACCGAATGGTGGCCTTGTTGCCCACCGCAGCGAAGCTGGGGCTTCCCGTGAAGGACGGGTTACCGGAGAAGACCGGGTTGCCAGGGAAGGACGGCACGGCGGTGAATGTCGCGCTGCCGGAGAAGGTGACCGCGCCCGTGAAGGAGAGCGCCGCCCCCAGAACGGACGCGATCCCGGCCATGTGGACCGGCGAGCCGGACAGCAGCACCCAGTTCGTCCCGTTGTAGCCCAGCTCGACAAACGCGCCGGTGTAGAGGTCTCCGGCCTCGACGTCGGTGCCGTCGATCCGCTTGATCACCCGGGCCCCGGTGCCGTTCACGTTCAGGCTCGACGCCCCGGTGTTGGCCACATTGATGACGCACCGGACAATGGTGCCGGTGTCGAGGGCAAAGGACGTGTCGGCCAGGCTGAGCGCGTAGACGCCGGCGGTTCCCGTGGTGGTGCCGAACTGGTGTGTCGAGCGCCAGATCGCATTGCGGGTGGGCAGCTTGTCGAAGGCGGCGACCAGGGCTGCGGCGATGGCGTTGACGCTGGTCGACCGGGCCAGCGTCTGGCGCGTGATCGGGGCGGAGGAGTTGAAGTAGTCATTGCTCACCGCTGCATCCTCCGGGGGGTGTAGTTGATCGTGAGGCTGGCGATCGTGTGGGGTGCCTCGTCGGTGGCGTCGGACATGATCGCCAGCGAGACGTTCTCGCCGATGCCATCGAGGTCAGCGATCGCCTGCCCCTGAATGCTGGCGTCCCAGACAAAGGCATCCCAGGTCGCCACGTCCCAGATGCCGCCGCCGCCCGCCAGGTCGGTGCTCTGCTCGACACCCGACGGAGAATCGTCACTGCCGTAGCCGAAGTCAGCCACGTAGGAGAGCGCCGTCCCTTCGCCGCCGCTGTCGACGTCGATGAACGCCCGGTGGTAGCGCTTGTCGCGGTTCGGCGCGCTTTGGTGCAGGAAGGTGGTCCGCAGGTAGGCGGTGATCACCTCGCCATCTGCCGAGGTCCCGGCGTCCAGCTGGAAGACCCAGCCTTCATCATCGCCCGCGAGGAGGATCTCGTAGCCGTCCGCATCGTCGCCCGAGTGCAGGCATTTCGGCGTGAAGCCGAGCGTGAACAGCATGCACTCGGGGTTCTTCCGACCAAAGTAGATCGAGACCCCTTCCCCGTCCTCGTAGAACAGGCGGTACTGGCTCCGGCTGCGGACGCGCAGGGCGCCGGTCACTGCCTTGCCGCCGGTGCGGCGCCCGGTGATGTAGGGTTCGATCAGCGTGGTGACGGTGCCGATCTGCCAGTCGCCGAAGGTCTGCGCCGTGGCCAGGTCCCGCACCCCGATGTCGTCGAGGAAGTAGGGCTTGCCGACGGCCTGCAGCGTATCGGCGATCGCGCCGCTGTCGTCGGCGATGTCGCGGAGTTCGATGTTGGTGGAGTCGGTCCCGACCAGGTAGGACAGAATGTTGCGCCCGGTGATGACCGTGGCGGTGCGCGAGGCTCGCTGGATTCCAGTGATGTCCTCGCCCAGGCCGATCTCGAACGCGCCGTCGGCGGCAAGGAACGAAAGCGGCAGGCCGGTCCCCGACCCCAGCACCGCGCCCCCGGCGTAGCCCAGCAGCAGGTGGTTGGAGTGGACCGAGACGAACTGCGGCTTGTCCAGCGCGGCGCTCAGCCCGGTGTTGATCGGGGCCATGACGGAGCCGTCCCACTCGAAGGCCCGCCCGGTGCCGTTGGCGCAGTAGGCCCGGCGCAGGTTCGATGCCCCGAAGAAGTTGTGGACTGCCGTCCGGTACTTCCCGCCCGGCGGCAGGGTGATCGCGGCCTGTGCGCCGCCGCCCGTAGCCGAGCCGCCGGCCGAGGAGATGGTCTCGGAGCTCGTGAAGGTCCCGGACACCCCGGACAGGACCAGGTATCCGACCGCGTCGCCCGCGCCCCAGGTCCCGCCTGTCACGATCACGCGCTCGACGGTGGCAGTGGCCGAGGACGATCCGCCGGTGACGGTGTCGCCTTCCGAGAAGGCGGCGGTGCCTGCGGTGAATGCCAGCGTGTGCCCGAAGGTCTGCGCCGCCCAGCCGGATGCCGTCGCCTTGTGCATGACGCAGGCGGTGGCGCCCGCATTGTCCCGGAAGGCGTAGATGTCGCCCGACAGGGTGAAGATCCCCCGCACCGGGCCTGATCCCGGCACTGCGGAGATGGCAGCCCGGCGCTTTTCGACCGCCTCGAGGCGCAGCGCGGTGTTCAGATCGTCGGTGCTGGCGGCGTCTGCGAGCGCCGCCCCGTTGGCGACCGCGACCGTGGCCGCCGAAACCTGCAGGTTCTCGTCGTCCTGGAAGGTGCCGGAGACGTTGTAGAGCGCGACCCAGCCGGCCGCATCGCCGCCGCCCCACGTCCCGGTGTCGACGGTGGCGGTGCGCAGCGCGATACCGGTCGCACCCGAGGTGGCCCCGGTCACGACGTCGTCTTCGGCGATCTCGGTCTGCCCGGCATCGAAGTTGAGGATGAAGTACCCGGCGGCGCTGGGCTTCGGCCGCCCGTCCAGCCGCTCGTAGCCCAGCACCCGGCGATAGCCGCGCGCCTCGCTCTCGTAGTTCAGCGCCGAGATCAGGAAGCCCGGGGCCTTCTGCATGTGCGGTGTGACCAGGTCGAGGCCGCCGCGCATGGGGACGATCTGTGCCGCCTGTGCCATCAGGCCAACGGCCCCCCGACGTCGATGCGCGGCAACTGGGACCGGCGCAGCTCGTCCATGATGGTCGAATACTCGAACGCCCAGGTGGGCATCTGCTGGGTGGCCTCGTCGTAGGTCCCCATCAGGATCAGCGCGCGCCAGGTGATGGCGTCGTGGAAGTCGGCCGGCATCTCGGGCACATCGCTGTCGAGCGCCAGCACCTGCTGGGACTTCACGTAGCGACCGCGCAGGGTGTAGGCCTTGTCCGGCGTCTTGTGCAGGCCCAGCGTGTCGTCGGGCGCGATGGTGAGCCAGGACGGCTTGCCCTGCATCGTCGCTGCCTCTCCGATCATGCACGTCATGCGGAAGTCCTCGTAGTCGAGGATCGAGAGGCGACCCTCGTCTGCCTGGCCGATGTCGGGATCGTAGAGGGTGAAGTAGTTGCCCACGCCCTGGGCCCGGTGATCCCAGGCCCGGAAGCGGGTGATGCCCATGGCGGCGGCGTCATAGAACTGCACGCCGGCCACGGTGCTGCCGCTGAAATCCGCCTGCATCCAGCGCCAGTTCGGGCTTTCGCGCTGGATCGCGTTCCAAGCCGCCTGTGTCCAGTAGACCACGCGCGCAAGGCGGCCGGTCTGGTTCACGACGGTCTGCGGATCGCCAATGGTCGGGACGGTGCCGCTTTCACGCGCCACCGCCTGACACAGTTCGAGGAAGGTCGCCACGGACCAGCCTCAAATGGCAATCTGGTAAGGGTAGGACTGGACCTCGCGCGGGGTCCCGAGGCCACCCAGGCCATCCTCGTACTGCGGATAGACGAAGTTGACCGCGTTCTTGAGGGCCTCGACGTACTTCTCGTCAACCCAGTGCTGCTCGCCACGGGTGATCCACATGGCGACCCCGTTCACCGACACGTACACCGGTTCCTCGCCGCCGGGCTTGTCCTCCTTCGGGATCAGGATGCGGTACTCCTTGACCGGCAGCCCGCCATCGCCCTTGACGATCTGGCCTTGGGCGTCGCGCTTGAAGCGGACGGGCCCGTTCTCGTCGGCCGCGGTGGCCTCGGGGCGCTGCAGTTGCTCCGGATCGCCGGGGACCTCGATCATATCGGCCGTGAAGCCAACCGAACGCATCTTGCCGATGATGTCGTTGCGCTTGGTCGTGTCCGCCAGTTCGAGGCCGAGAGTGGTCCGGGCGTAGTCGCGCAGGACGCTGACAGGCACGGTTTCGATGGAATGTGCGGGCATGGCTCAGTCCTCCAGGATGGTGAACGAGACGCCGCCTGCGTTGCGCAGGGCGTCGATGGCCGCCTCCGGCAGGGCCTTTTCCTCGCCGACGCGCAGCGAGAAGGAACCCACGCCGTGGACGTAGATGGGCAACGGGTTGGCATCGGCGGCGTCGAGCCGGATGCGCAGGAACCCGGGCGCCGGAGCCTCTTCGGGCGCAGCGGCCTCCTCGGGCGCGTCGGGCGCTGCCGGAGCCTCGGGAATGCTTTCCTCGAAGACGTCGCGCTCGGCGGCGGTGATCTTGCGGAAGCCATTGGCGACGAGGGCGTCGCTGATCGGCTCCACTTTCGGGATGCCCTGCGCGGTCAGGTCGGACGGCGTGAGCGTTGCCCGGGCGGCCTCGTAGTCGGCCTGCGTCGGGTCCTTGAGGGTCTCTTCCATGAGTGCCTCTCCTGCATGAGAAAGGGCGCACCCGAAGGTGCGCCCTGTGCTGTGTGACTGGCTGGCTGGACCGGTTACTCGTCGCCGAACGCGACGTAGTAGAGGACGTCGCTGGCCGCGTTCAGGTCCGAGTCCGCCCCGATCGTGAAGCCCTTGCCCGTGGTTCCGGCCACGCCCTCGTAGGGGGTGATGCCGTTCGAGGTCGGGAAGGTCAGGGCCGGTGCGTCGGTCAGCTTGAGTGCCGAGGCGTTGGCCATGTCCTTGGTCCAGATGAAGACGCCCGGATCGGTCTTGTTGAACAGCAGCACGACGGCGGGAACGAAGCCCAGGACGACGTTGATCGCCGCGCCGGTCCCCGTCACCGTGCCGGTCTTGAGATGCCCCTTGAACATGGGTCCATCCTTTCGGTTGTGTGGGTGTCAGGGCCGCGCTGCGCGCTGACCCGGTGATGTGCCGGGGGCCGCCGGTAAGCCGCCCCCGGTCAGGTCATCAGAGGTCGGTCGCGCCAACCTCGAGGCGGGCCATCCAGGCCTCGTTGAGGCGCAGGCACAGGTGCCAGGTCTTCCAGCCCACATAGCCGCGCTGGCCGAGCGGGTCGTCCTTCGTCTTCTGGCCGACCGGGATGATCGAGGGCGAAACCGCCCCCTGCCCGCGCAGCGCGACGCGGCCCCAGGCCTCCTTGCCGAAGTAGAGCACCGGGTAGACGTCGACGTTGGCCGCGCCGGCCGAGATCATGCCGTTCAGGGTGCCGGACCCGGCCGCCAGGAAGGGCGTCAGGTCGGGCGACAGCAGATAGCGGACGTCCTCGACCGCCCCGATCTCCTCTTCGCAGATCGGGGACATGCGACCGTACTCAGCGACGGGCACAAAGCCGGTCATCTGGCGAATGTCGTGCTCGAGGTCCGTGTGCGAGACCGCGATGTACGACGCTTCGATCGCGCGCGTCTCGTAGTTCGGCGACGGCGACAGGATGTTGGTGATCTTCATGGCCTTCTGGGCGCGAAGAGCACGGGTCACGGCGCGCTGCTTGTTGAGAGAAATCGCCGTGTTGACCGACGCGCGGGACGCGCCGTTGCCGTAAAACACGTTGGTCCCGGCGCGCAGGACGCCCCAGTCGAGGGCCTCCATGGTGCGGCCGATGTTCTCGCCTGCCTGCAGCGTTGCGTCCTGCAGCACCGGGTCTTCGTGGGTGTCCTCGATGACATCGGTGATGCCGACCACCATGCCGTACTGCTTGAGCGAGCCCGAGACGTCTTCGTACTCGAACGCGGTGGCAGTGGGCGTGACGCCCTCGACAAGGGGGGTGGTCGCGGCGGTGAAGACCTTCGGGCGCCGGAACTTGATGGTCTCCGACTTGTTCTTCGGCATCCGCTTCATCAGCGGCCCGGTCTTCTCGAGCACCATGACGGGCCCGGCGTGCTTGAGCATCTGGCGCTCAGCGTAGACGTTCGTGCGCTGAGAGATGCCCGAGTCGTTGGATTTCGTGACGGTCATGTCACAAGCCTCCTGGGGGGAGACCGATTACCGGCGCGCGGCCTTCTTGGCGTCGAGGTTGTCGAAGGCATTCCACAGCGCTTCCGGGTCGTCGGTGTCGGGAATGTCGTTCCCGGACAGCGGCTTGCGGGTGTTGCTGCGCGTGCTTGCGGCACCTCGGCGTTGAAGATCGCGGCGGTCGCTCGGTCGGGTTTCGGGTTTGCCGGGCGGCGGGGTGCTACCCGACTGCTCCTGCAGGAAGGCCTTGAACTGGCTGACCAGCTTGGCGGTCCCGGTCCCGTCGACGATCTGGCTGACGTTCTGAGCGTAGATGTCCCGCGTGGCCTTGGGCTGGTCTTCCAGCCAGGTGTCGAAGGCGGCGCGGTTCTTCCGGATGACGTCGATCCCGTCCGGGTGGTGCTCCGTGAAGACACCCCACTGCTCGGTGACGATCTCGGTGAGTTCGCCCTCGGCAGTGGTCAGACGGTCCTTGTCTCGCTCGTCCAACTCGCCGAGGCGGCTGCGGAGGGAGTTGATCTCCTCGATCAGCGGCTCGGCGACGTCGGGGTATTCAGCCTTGAGGCTCTCCATGCGCTGTTCGCGCTGCTGGATTTCCTCGTCGGTCGCGGTCGTGGACGGCTTTGCTTTCAGCCGGTCGATTTCCTTCTGCAGATCCGCCACCTTCCGCTGCGTCGCTTTCAGGCGGCCTTGGTCCGAGCGGTGCTTGTGCTCGAGTTCCTCGGCCTTTGCCTTCCAGTCGATGGTTTCGGCGGGCGGCGGGTTGGCGTGCTTGTCCGTGTCGTCGGTCGGGTCCGGGTCGGTGGCATTCTCGTCGGCAAATTCGGCCTGGTCCGCGCCGTCGTCCCGGTCATCGTCGCTGCCGGGCTCGGAGCCGGGGGCGTCGCTGTCGGTCGTGTCGGGGGGGCTGGTCTCTTCACTGATGAAGCTGTCCCACAGTTCCTGGTCCGTCATCTCGTCGCCGGCGGCTGCGGGCGACGGGGTTCCCGTCTTCTCGGTCATCTCTCACACCTTGGGTTGTTGATGGCGGCCCGGGTGGGCGGCCGGTTGAATGCCGAGGCTGCGGCGGCTCAGTAGAGCGGCGGCTCGTCCTCGTGCATGGCGGGGTCCAAGGGAGCACTGGGCTCGACCTCGGCGATCATCTGGCGAAGTTCCGCGACGGCCCCGCGCAGGCGGGCGGTCTCCGTCGGGCCGATGTCTGCTTCGAGCTGGCTGCGCAGCAGTTCGATGCGCGCGTTGATGTACTTGCGGACTAGGCCCCACTCGAAGGTGTCGGGCTTGATCTTGCCGCGGAGGGTGCTCACACCGCGCCCCCGGCGCTCTTGCCGGTCTGGCGGGCCATGCCAACCTCGGTGGCCAGGCGGCGCTCGTCGGCGTCGCGGCGCTGGGCCATGTCTTCCAGCTTGGCCTGCAGCTCCTCGCGCTTCATGCCGACGGCGGACGCGATCTTCTCGAGCGCCAGGTCGTTCTGCATCTGGGCGATCGCCATGCGGGCGTCCCACTCCATCTGCGACAGTTCCCGCGCCTGGGCCATCTCGGCCTTGCGGAGTTCCAGCTCCTGCATCTTCGCCTGGGCGGCGACCATGGCGGCCTGCTGCTCGGGCGGCACGTTCTTGGCCTGCTCCTGATCGAACTTCCGCTGGTCAGCCGGGCTGCGGAGAATGTCGACGCTGCCGATGGTCTGCGCCTTGAGCAACTGCTCGAGGATCTTGTCCTCGTCGATCCGGCGGCCGTAGCGCGGATGATCGCCAAGCTGCAGGGCAATCATCATCAGGTTCTGCGCCTGCATCTCGCGGACCAGCAGGACGCTCGAACCGCGCGCGACCACGTCGTAGTCGCCCTTGATCTCGTCACGCTCCGAGAACTGCATGTTCCAGTGGTAGAACCGGCGAATGGTCGGAATGGTGACGTCGTCGTCGAAGTTGCGGACCACGCGCCGGAACACGACGTTGGCCGAGTTCATCAGGAGGGCCATGCCCTGCGCGGTCTTGGTGACGCCGCTGCCCTGCTCGCCCTGGGCGATCTGGGGCATGGACGTCATCTCGTCGATCAGCGCACGGCCGATCTCGATGATGTTGGCCAGCTCGGCCTGGTGCATGTCGATGTTGAAGGTCTGGAACGGCTGGGCGTTCGGCGCCGCCTGCGCGCCGTTCTTCCACACCCACACCTTGCGCGGCCGCATCTTCCACTGCCCGTCCTCGGGCTCGACCAGGTTGCGGTTGACGACGATCTGCGGCCCGGTGGCCAGTGCGCCGTTGTCCATCATCATGCGGATGGCGCTGTTCACGAACGCCTGCGGGTCCCGCATCAGGTAGGGGATGCCATAGCCGAAGAGGCTGGTCTCGTCGCGGCACAGGTTGAAGACGCTGTAGATCGGCTCGCCCGAGTCGAGTTGGTGGAGGGCGAAGGACAGGACGCGCCCCTCGCAGAACCAGATGCGCGCGTTGATCTCGGCCAAGGGGTCGATTTCATCCGAGTCCTTCGCGGTGAACTGCCGCGCCACCTCCTCGGCCCCATCGACACCCGAGTCGCGCAGGACCTCGAGGGCCTCGGCGTCGATCTGCCCGGTGAACTCCCACACGGTGTAGAGGTCACGCAGGTCGGAATTGTTCTGCCCGGTCAGGTCGACCAGCTCCGTCATGTAGGACGGCAGCGATGTGCGGGCGTCGGACCGGAGGATCTCGCGGATCGCGTCCTTGTCCATGTCCGGGCGCTTGGCCAGCTTCCGCATCTGCGCCTTGGTCATCAGGTGGCGCTCGTAGAAGCCGTCCGAGTCGTCGACCGTGCGGGCTTCCGGGTCGGGGAAGAAGGACCAGGGGTCGACCCAGTGCGCCGCCGGCATGTCGTCGGCATCTTGCTCGAGGACATGGAAGGTCCGGTCGCCGTCGGTCACCTGCCGCCATGTCTGCTTGCGCCGATGGCCGGTCACGGGGGCCTTGAGGACACCCATCCCGATCTTGCACCCGTCCTCGATCATGTCCCGGGCCTCGGCCTGGAACCGGCAGGTGCGCATCTGGTCGTCGATCTGCTCCTGCATCAGGTCGGACCGGCGCTTGGCTTCCTCCTGGATGGCGAAGAGGACCTCGTAGGCCTGGCGGGCGGCCCGCGCCTTGCCCTCCTGCTCCTCGGCCTGGGCAATCAGCGTTTCCCGTGCCTCATGCTGCCCGTCCTCGGCGGCCTGCGCGGCCTGCTCGTTGGACTGGTCGGCCGCGGCGGCGGCCTCCTTCTCTTCCTTCATGGCGGCCTCGGCCTCGCGGACCATGTCCGGGACCGGGGTGGGTTCGATCGACCAGTTGCGGTCATCCGTCGGGAAGAGGAGGTCCCAAAGCCGCGCCATCATGGCGTCGGTCTTCGGCCGGGTGAGGTTCAGGAAGACCTGCGAGGTCTTGTTCTCCTGCAGCTTCCTGGCCACGTCGGGCGGGTAGACGCCATGGTACTGGCGCAGGTCCTCGAGCCAGCGCTGCTCGACGACGTTGCGCCGGTCGACGCGCCGCTTGGCCTCGGTCTCGAGCAGGCTCACGAACGCGGTCAGACGTTCTGCGAGCGTCTCGTCCGACGCGGGCGCGCGGTCTGGCTCGTCGAAGTTGCTGGCGACTGCGTTCATCAGTACCCTGCCTTGTTGTCGGCAATCTGGACAGTGCTGGTGCCGCCTGCGTTCTCTGGCGGCCGGACCTTGGCGATCTCGTTGAAGCGGCTGATGCCGTAGCGCAGACCGTCCATCAGGTGGTCGTTCTTCTTCACGATCTTGCCG